TGCGGAGGTGAAAGACAAGCCGTTCACGGAATTCGTGCATCGCGACGACGTTGGCCTGCTGTCGAGCGCATTCGCGCATCTGCGCACGGAAGACCTGACGCGCCGCACACGGTTCAGAATGCTCACGAAAGCCGGCGGCGAGCTGTGGGTTGGGGCACGAGGCTCGTTCTTCAACGGCCTGGGACGGGCCTACCTGATCATCCGGGATGTAAGCCTGTCGATGGCTTACGAGCGTGAGTTGGAGCGTGAGCGTGGACGGTTCGAGACGTTGCTGCGATATTCGATGATTGGCGTCTCGACGCTCGACGCGACGGGAATCATCACCTACCAGTCGCCGACCTCGTTCGACATTCTGGGGTACGAGCCGGAAGAGCTGATCGGAAAAAACGCCTTCGAATTCACGCATCCGGAAGAGCGCATGGTGCAAGGGAAGATTTTCGCGAGCTTACTGGCGGACCCGGGTGGCCGGCGGCGCTCGATAGCACAGTGGCGGCATCGGTCGGGCGTGTACATTCCTCTCGTTGTGCATGCGTGGAATCTGTTGAACGAAGAGGCCGTACAGGCAATCGTGATCAACTTCTGGCGCAGCGACCGTCCGATCGGGTTCGGGGGCGGAGGCAATGAGTGATGCCACGCCACCGCCGTTTGATCTGTCCGCTATCCGATATATTGCCGACGAGGTCGTTCGGGTTCGCAGCGAACTCAACGGACTACGAGATACGATCGGTGCGAGGCTGCTGCAGCAAGACGAGGCGGTAAGGCACGTCCTCTCTATCTCCGGCGATATGGAGCGCGTGCATCGCCTGATGGAAACGCACGCGAAGCTCTGGAACGAGCTAAGCGACGAGGTGCGTACCTGGACGGCGCTGCGCGGAAGGGACATCGAAGTGCTGAGGCGAGACTTGGAGAAAACGGAGAGCGACGCGAAAGAGCATCGCGCCATGCACGAAAGAGGCGCAGGCGAAATGGTTGCGGTGACGACAGCGCGCATCGACAGCCGCACGCGCGTCTTGCTGGCGCTCATCGCGCTGGGCCAATTCGTGCTGGGCGTGCTGATCGGTCGAGGCACGGCGCCATGACGTACCGGAATCTGGCGATCTCCATAGAGCGCAACGTCGTCGGCGGTTATCGCGCGACGGATAACCGCAGTCAGGTAATGGGCTTCGGCTCATCGGAGGCCGAGGCGCTTCTCGAATACTATGCCGCAGCCGTGCAGGCCAACGTATTCGACGCCGACGATCTCACTCCCCTGCTCCAACGCGTTAAGCTCCTGTGGCCCACGGACTTCAAGGTCTACACGCAGAGATTCGGCGAACGACCGGAGTTCTACGCCAAATTCAGGCTTCCCGGTCACGAGGGCGTGGACATCCGTGCTCCGTTCGGGGCGCCAGTGCGGGCCTGCGCGCGGGGTGTGGTGACGATGGCCGGCTGGCATCCTAAGCGCGGCCGCGATCATCCATATGGTTTCCAGGTGCGCATTCGCCACGTTTTCGCCGACGGTGAGTACGAGACGATCTATGCGCATCTACGGGAAGACTCGGCCGTCGTCAAGGTCGGCGACGAGGTGCACGCCGGCATTCAGATCGCCAGCGCAGACAGCACCGGCAATTCGAGCGCGGCGCATCTCCATCTGTCGCTCAAGAAGATCGGCGCGAAGAACGGGGGCTACGGCGAGCTGATCGACCCGGCACCGTTTTTCGTGGATGGGCCTTTCACGGGCCAGGAGACGGGGTGAGCCGGGATGTGCGAAACGGTGAGTTGGACGCGCAGATCCTCGAAGCGATGTACACCGGGGATGCGCGGCGCATCATTACCCTGCTCGGCGAGAAATATGGTCTGCGAATGAGCGAGGACGAGATCCGGGCGGGGATAGAGCACTTGCTGATGATCGTAAATCTGCCGCTACGAAAGCGCGCGGACGAGCAGAACGGGGATACTCCATGACAGACCTCATTGCACAGGCAATGAACCTGAGAGAGAGATTGGCGGCGCACGTTTCCCGGCATGCAGACGGCGAGGACGATGCGCTCGAATGCGTCAGGCTGGCGGATCAACTACTGCATGCCATCCGGGACATCCGCGTGAACGCAAGCGCGGACGCTGCGCTCCAGGAAGCCAACGAGATCGCCGTAATCATTGGTCAGTATCCGCGCATGATGAACTCGGACGAGTACCACGGCAAGCTTGCCGAGCATGGGCGCCGGCTGCGCGCGTTGCTGAATGCTGCCGGCTATCCGGCGCCGGGCAGCGTGCCGCCGGAATAAGGAGGCATGAAGATGTTTCATTGGAATCACGGTTGGTTCTTTAGGCGATTGCCGAATGGATCGGTTCACATTCAAAAAAGGAAGACGGCTCACGACAATGCCGAGGTGGAGGTAGAGGCGACAATTCCCGCTGCGGAATGGGCGAGCGTTGTCGCGGCAGTGTCGCAATGGGGTGAATCGGGTCCAACCTGGCAGATTGCGTTGGCGTTCCACGGCGAGATACACCACGATCCGGTCTGAGGGGATGCGGATGCTCAACGATTTCGAGATAGCCGGGCTATACGGGCCTCGGCGCGGCGGGAACGTGAGGCGTGGCGAGATGGCTGGCCGACTTGCTCGCGCGCTTCGTGACTTGGCTGCTTGGCCGTATGCGGCCGACGCCTTGATGTGGCTGGCGTACCTGACAGTCGCAGCGGTGATTGTGGCGGCGGTTTTCTCATGATACGACAGGGACTCATTGACGGCGTGCTCATGCTCGCGCTTGCCCTCGTGGTGGTGGCGCTGTTTGCCGTGAACCTCGCCGCGCAGGGGCTTTGCCGATGACCAGGGATAGCCGGCGTAAAAAGCAAGCACGCGCCAGACGCATGCCAAAGCCTGAGAGCGAGCGCAACAAGTTCAAGCCCGAGCGGGCCGCGGCAATCCTCGTCGAGGCGGCATTCATGAGCGATGAGAAAGCCGCGCGTAAGTGGCGCGTCAGCGTTCGCTCTATTACTAACTGGCGTAATCGCCTCGACGACGACGCAGAGTTTGCAGCCATTTTCCACCATAAAAAAGACATCTTCGAGGCGAACTGGGCGCTTGAGCTATTGCCGGCAATTTATTCGGCGATCGACTATCTTAAGCGTGCCGCACAGGCAAAGCGATATAGCCATCAGATGATTCACTCCATCGCCGGCGCGCTCAAGATTTTAAGCGAGGTGATGGTCACGAAAGAGTATCTGGATGCTCGGTCTGCTAGACAGCGTGGAGAAGAGGACCAAGCGCTTGGAGCGCTGGAAACCCACCGCCACGCATCGAACGAATAAAATCCAATCGGGCATCGGCCTTCTCGACTGGACGCGCCGCTATCGTCCCCTGCTCATCCCGGGCCGGCCATTCGACATCGAGCGGCATGCCTACCTGGTTGACATCTACAACTATACCGGCCACTCGATGGTCATAGACAAGGCCGGCCAGATGGGCGCCAGCGAGTACCTGATCGGCTACGCCTTCCACGCCGCCGACCAGCGCGACGCGACCGTGCTGTACGTGTTCCCGACCGACACGCACGTGAGCGACTTCTCCAGCGCACGCATCGGCCCGGCCATCGAGGCCAGTGAGTACCTCGACAGCATCGTGATCGAAGGCTCGGGCGACAGGCGCGGCGCCGACCGCGTGACGCTCAAGCGCGTGCGGAATCGGTTCATCTATTTACGCGGCGGGAAGGTCGATCTGGACGGCCGGGCGGCGCAGCTCAAGGCCGTCGACGCCGATGTGCTCATTCTCGACGAGGTGGACGAGATGGATCCGCGTGCGCCGGCCATCGCGGTCAAGCGCTTGGGCCATAGCCTGATCGCCGAGGAGCGCAAAGTCAGCACGCCGACCTACGCCGGCATGGGCATCCACGCCGAGTGGCTGGAGAGCGACCAGCGCGAATGGCATGTGGCATGCGGGCGATGCGGGGAGTGGCAGCCGTTGACCGTCGACCAGGTCGTCACGGGATGGGATGCGCTGGGCCGGCCAGTCGCCTGGCACGGGCAAGACGAAGTCCGGGCCTGGGCCGCCTGCCGGAAGTGCGGGCGCGAGATCGACCGGCTCGGGCCTGGGCGCTGGATTGCCACGTATCCCGAACGCGTGGTAGCTGGCTTCCATCTCACGAAGCTGTTCAGCCCGACAGTCGAGCTGGTCGCGATCGTCCAGGCGCTCAATACCGTCGATGAGACGAAACGCAAGGAAGCATTCAACCAGGACTTGGCGCTGCCGTACACGCCGCGCGGCGGCCAGCTCACGGACGAGGTGCTCGACCGGTGCCGGCGGGATTACGCACATGGGCCGGTCAAAGGCGAGCCTCGCGCGGTTGCGGGAATCGATGTGGGGCGCGTGCTGCATGTGGTCATTCGCGGACCGGCCCACCCTGAGACGGGCGAGCGCCCGCAGCGCTTCGCCGGCGAGGTGGACTGGGATGAGGCGGGCCGGCTGATGCAGGTCTTCGATGTGCGCAAGGCAGTGATGGATGCTCTGCCGGAGACGGCGAAGGCGCGTGAATTCCAGCAGGATTTTCGGGGACGGGTGTGGCTGACCTACTATGGCCAGCAGCGCGTTGGCTCGAAGAAAGCTGGAGCCATCCAGTGGAATCACGATGAAGGCGTGGTTGACCTGGATCGGACGCGCACGCTCGATGCGTTGTTTGCCGCGCTGTCTGACGAAAAGCTCACGCTGCCGGCCAACGCGCGGGCTATCCCGGACTACTACGCGCACATGAAAGCGCCGATCCGGGTGCTGGAGGATGGCCCGGGCGGGGAGAAAGTCGCGCGGTATGTCGAGACCACAGACGACCACTTCGCGCACGCGGAGAACTACTGTATGGTTGCAGGCGAGACGACCGAGCCGGCTTCGGCAACAGCGGTCAGGCGCGACGTTCACGCCGCGCGCCCGCGCAGTAGCTGGCAGAGAGGGTAAACATGCCTAGGCCGAAACGCCCTGACACCATCTCCCGCTCACACTTCAACCGTACCGTACGCGCCCTACGCCGCGACATGGACGCTCTGCGCGCCGATTCCAAGAAGCGCATCCGCGAGGCCTACGCCTCCGGTCTCGACGACGGCAACGACGAGCCGCGATTCACTTCCGGCGGCAGAGTCTTTGGGCGCGGCTACCGCTCGATGCGGATGACGGTCCGCGACGAGACCTCGACCAGCCAGGAAGCGGCCATTGAGCGCAGCTACCGCCAATGGGCGACGAACCCGCTCGCGCGTTCCATCGCCGACATACGCACAGATTACGTCTGGGGCGACGGGGCAACCGTCACCGCCGATCACGAGGATGTCCAAGCCATCCTGGATAGGCACCTGAAAGACGAGGTCAACGACTGGCAGGGCAAAGGCGAGCAGCGTGTGCGCGACCTGGGACTGTACGGCGAACTAGTGATAGAGGCATTCGTCCGCTACGACGGCGTCCTGGGTGACGGGCGCGTGCGTCTGGGCGCGATCGATGCAGCCGAGATCGACCAGATCGTCACCGACGCGGAGAACCGCGAGGAGATCGTCGCCATCCGGCTCAAGGCCATTGCCGGCGAGAATCAGAACGCCGGGCGGCTATTGAAGGTCATCGCCGAGGACGAAGCGACCGGGCGGCTCGTCGGCGTCCGGCACGAGGCGCTCGCGGCAGGCCGGCAATACGACGCCGATCAAATCATCCGGCGCGCTGGCCGGCGCTGGCGCGTGACCGAGGCGAATCAGACGACCGATCGTTTCGCGTCTGGCTGGGGCAATGTCCGGGTAACTGAATGCTGCTATGGCCGGGCCTGGCGCGTGAGCGAGGCGACCGGCGGCATCATGTATCAGGACCACGTCGGGCGCGAGGTAAACGGCGAGCCATACGACGGCCAGTGCTTCATCGTCCAAGTCAACAAGACGAGCATTGGCTTGCGTGGACGACCGGATGGCCTGGCGTTGATCGACTGGCTCGACCGCTATGACCAGATGTTCTTCGATATTCTGGAGCACGCGGCGTTGCTCAAGGACATCGTGTGGAATCTGTTGGCTAAAGGCGCAGACGATGCGATGGTAGCGAGAAGGGTTCGAGAATTTCAGGACGCTGTCTCACGCTCCGGTAAGGTCTTTGGTCACAACGAAGAAGTTGATCTGGCTCCACTTAACCCCGACCTCAAAGGCGCCGACTGGGACGCGTTGAGCGAGACTGTCCTGAAGCTCATCTCCGGCGGCGCGCGCATCCCGGTCTACATGCTCGGCTCAGGCGGCGACGCGAACCTGGCGACCGCGACCGCCCAGGGCAGCCCGACCTATAGAGGATTCAAGACCCGGCAAGGCATTGTGCGTCGAATGCTTGAGCGCGCCCTGACCTACGTCGTCGATTGCGCCGTCGAGGCCCGGCGTCTGCCGGAGTGGATCGAGCTGCTCGACGAGAATGGCGAGCCGAAGATGGACAAGCACGGCAACCCGGTTCGCGTCCGGGTGCGCGAGGCATTCACCGTCCAAATGCCGGAAATCTCACCGAAGGACACGGCGGCGGCGGCGACTGTGTTCGCGTCCATCGTCACGGCGGTGACGACCGCGTACGGCATGAAGCTCATGCCTCTGCAAACAGCGATTGAGCTGATCGCACGCGGGGCAGAGCTGCTTGGCGTCGAAATCGACATCGACAAGGTCGTCGAGGCGCTGAGCGAGATGGCCGCGCCGGACACGAGCGGCCTGGCTGATGCGCTGGATAGGATAGGCACCAGTGAGCCAGCGGCGGCAGTTCAATTAACCCCCTCTATGGTCCAGGGGGCACTGCAAATCGTTCAGCAGGTATCCGCTGGTGAATTGCCGTATGAGGCTGGTCTCAATACCCTAGTTACGCTATTTGGGATCAGCGAAGATGCAGCCAGGAGTTTGCTTGGCGGCGGCAATGGGCGGAAACCCGGCTCTGATCTATCTGCGTTGCTGGCGGTGATGAATGAGGGCGCACGGCAGGAGCCGAAGGGGAATGGAGACAAACACGCCATAGAGATGCGTATCACGCATCTTCACGACGAGCGCGCAATGGAGGAGGCATCCATGCTGAAATTCTACGAGATGATGCGCGAATACGAGTCGAGGATCAACGGCCTCCTGGCCCAGATGGAGGATTCACGCCGGAGCGATGAGATACGCCGGGTGCTCGAATCGATCCGGCTCGCACAAGCAGAAGCTATGGCATTATTCCAGTCAGGTCCATCTCGAGCAAGCGAGGCCCAGTCGCCCGTTACGGTTCAAATCCAACCCAACGAAGAAGTTCTTTCGAGAGCGTTCCAGACTATGCCCGCTCCTGTGGTGAATGTGCCTGCTCCCGTGGTGAACGTCGAAATGCCCGTGGGCGATCTGGTCGAAGCGCTGAAGCGCGTGGCTGAATCGGGCCGATCGGGTAATACTCAGATCGCGCAGATGATCGACCTCCTGGGCCGGATCCAGGAAGCAGCGCAGTCGAGCGATGTGCAGCCGATTATCAACATCACTGTGCCGGAGCAGCCGCCGCCGGTTGTGTTGAACACGATAAATGTTCCGCCGCAGCCTGCTCCTAATGTCACGGTGGAAATTCCTGAGCAGAAGCCCGTCACGAAGCGGGTCATCCGCGATAGGCAGGGAAATATCACGGAAATCAAAGAAGAGCCGGAGGGATAAAACATGGCTACCTTCACATGGAATGCATTCATTGGGGCCGTCCCAGCCTGGACAGACATCGCCGCGAACACAATTGTGTTCTCATCGTCGCCAACTGATTTGGCAACGAATATCACCGTCGCGGCGTTCAACGATGGCACCCACGTCGGCAACGGAGATCCAGGCACTGACCAATGTGGGGCCAACCATCAGAACAACAACAAGTATCTCACTGATACTACGATCTCCATCAATGGAGGTGGCAGCGAGACGCTCAATGACACTAACCTGACTGCCAACGAATGTACGCTTCAGGTGAACTTCTCGCATGGATCGGCGGTGGCGCTATCGAGTGTTCTGTTCTACTGCTTCGACGGCGCGACGACTACTGTCCGTGCACCGGGGCTGGACGTGTACGACTTCGAGCGGGGTGTGGGTGGCTCGGCCTGGGTGAAGATCAACGATGACAGCGGGGCAGTGGGTGGTTCCGGCAGCGGCGACAGCTTCGCGAACCGCACAGCGGCCACATCGCACGATTATTACATCGCGCTGAGCGCATCACCGGAGTCGGTTGGAGCGAAGGCGAGCTTCGATTTCGGGATGTCGCTCGTTTACAGTTAGATAACGTTTTCATGGTATGTAGTAAGGGAGATCAAGATGGCGAACAGTTCGATTGACTTCCATACCTATGGTCGCAACGAGCGCGGATTCGGCGAGTCTCTGCGATGCGTCTGTGATCCATGCCTGAACCTGGCTCCGTATCACTTGAGGCTAACCGAGTGCAGGGTGGAAGGCGAGGTCATCTTGTTCGACGGAGATGTATGCAAAAAGCATGCGCGCATCAAGGTCACGGAGTTGGCTCCTGCTTATGTGGATAGCATACCTGTCTAACGGCGAGACCGTGCACGAATCGGCTCCGAAGCAGAACGAGCTGTCGCTGACGTACTCATAAGGAGGGAATGTGGGCAACAAAGGGATTGATTTTCTAACCTATGGATTCAAGGATCGTGGGCCGGGGGAGCATCCTTGTGCGTTCTGCAAATATCATGCACCTTACCATCTAACGCTGACTGAACGCACAACAGAGGGGATGGTCACGCTGATCGACGAGGATGTATGCCCTGATCACGTACGTGAGAAGATTGCGGAATTGGCACCGGCCTACGTGGGCTATGTGGATAGCGTCGCTCAGTAACGGCGAGACGGTAAGCGAGACTGCGCCTCGGCAGAACGAGTTGTCGCCGTGGCAGCACCTGCTCATGCGCTGCAAGGCCGACAACCTGCGTATCACGCAGTTGCGCTTGCAGGTCGCGGGTCGCACGTTCCACGCGATCCCGAATGCAGATGGGTATGTCTGCGCGTATGAGGTGCGATCAGCACTCAATAGCAAGCAGCAGCAGACATTTCAGATTGTTGGATCAGTGGACACAGACCTCGGCTTAGTGTTTGTGACGAAGGTCAACCAGCAAGGTGATAGTTGGCAAGAGGTGCGTCCGCTGGGCAGTTTACATGTGCATAGCACGGTGCGTGAGCAGAGGGACTTGATCGTTAGGAACCACTAGCGTACATCTGACACGGTAGGTGCATATACCTCATTTGAGGTAGGGAGGATGACATGGCTATTTGTTACTTCGCGAATCTTCCGTTCTTGTCTCTAGCTCGGCTCAGATTATGCAGTTTCGAGTGTTGAGACTTTGTTAGAACTCGCAAATTTTGGGAAAGGTTATTGAAGGGATTATCGTCAATATGATGCACGACTTCGTTAGCTTTCAAGGACCTACCTATCATCTTCTCGGCAACCAGAATATAGTCGAAGACCCTGCCTCGTCCTGGAACATAGGTGGTCGGTCTACCGACCCTGATGCCGTGTTTGGTTTTTGTACGAGAAATCTTAATTTTGAACTCATTGGTCGGAGGGTTTTCTTTCCAGCGATGCTTTGTCGCCTCGCTTATTTTCTGTCTATGTTCTGGAGATTTTCCGCCCAAGAACCCTCTCCACTTAGGAGCGCGTTCGATGCCGAACATGATTAGGCGGTTTCTTACAGTATTTCGAGATACTCCCAATCGTTTCGCTATAGATTGCAGAGAGTTGTCTGGGTACACAGATCGAAGCCAGTCCGGGTCATTCAGATGTCTATTCATAGAATAGATAGTAACACGAACGTAGTAAGTTGTCAAACTGCAAAAGGAGAGTACGATGTCACAATACTATGTCCGCAAGAGTGGTAATGACTCTAACGATGGCCTATCTCCCGCGACTGCTTGGCTCACCATTGGCAAGGCGCTCGGCGCGTCGGGGATTTCGAGCGGGGATACGGTGTACATCGGCTCTGGAGTATACAGAGAGAAAGTAAACTGCAACTTGGTTTCTCCGACTGCGGAGACGTTTGTGATCGGCGATATGCTAGGAGAACATACGGGAGATGTACCAGGGCAAATACGATTAACTAATTATCTTACCAATGACAAGACCGCACCGACCGATCAGGCATTACTTGAATTGAATGGGAGAGATTATTTGACATTCCAAAATATAATGTTCCATATATATTCTAACTCCGAGATTTATCCAATAGATACAGGTATCACGCTTTCCGCCTACATCAAGTTTATTGAGTGCACATTCTTTGGTCAGAATGTAGCTAATCTTGATGCCCCATTCCTATACGTTATCGGCGCAACAGACACACCGGTTCATTGGCTGATCAGTAGGTGTTATTTCTTTGCACCTGGCTATCGAGCCGTTTCCCTCGATTATTCTGGGCTTACCCATACGGCTGATTTCGATGCCGATTTTCAAATATTGAACTGTGTCTCTGTATTTTCTACTTCACTCTTCCATATCAATGCTGGTTCATTTGGTTCACCCCGATACCAGGCATGTGGGGAAATTGTTAGAGGATGTTCAATATTCACGAACTCGTTTGCTATGTACTATACTGTGGCTGCCTCGACTAGAGTTCCATCTATACCTGCGCGCTTTGAGGGTAATTTCGTGATTACCCATGACTTCTCTGCTCCCTCTTTGCAAGCAGATGGCACAGGCCAGATAATAGCTGAGAAGAATCTTATCGTCTCAGGTTACCCCTATCTCAATGTTACTGAGGGAGCAGGAAGCGTTAGCAATGGAAGCTATGCCGTCCTGTTTGATACGGGACAGGAGACATTATTGGGACTGAATCCTAAACCCATATTCACCCCATCAGATAGTAGCCCGCTACTGGGATTTGGAACAGTATTTGGGGGGCCCACTGTTGATGTACTGAATCGCCCTCGCCCTGCGGGGGGGCAATCCACTCTAAATGCAGTTGGTGCATATGAACGCCACGACACTGGCATTGAGGATACTTCCGTTTATGATTCTGCGCCTTCCAGCGTCAAGATCATCGGCCCTGGCGACCACGATTTCGAGTTGCCAGTCAATCCAGTTGCCACCAATATCACCATCATGGTGCAATACGATGCTAATCACGGAGAGACTAATAAGCCGCAGGTGCAGCTATTGGCAAATCCGTTGATTGGCGTATCTGCTGAGACCAAGACTCTGACTGAAGTCGCGGATATCTGGGAGAAGATAGAGTTCACGCAATTCACGCCGACTGGTTACGGTGTAGTGACGCTACGCTGCATCAGCCGAGCCGCAGCGGGAAACGGACAAGCCTGGTTTGATTCGATAACCGTATGAGGCAAGGCGAATGATTATTCTGACTCGGCGCGGCTTCCTAAAAATTTCATCGGTTCTGGCTGTTGCCCTGTATCTACCCAGACTCCTGATCGTTGCGACACGCGATCAGCTTAGAACGATGTACGGCTTTTACTTCAAGCCATCCGGCGATCCGATGAGACGACTGTGGCCCTCCAATCAGGTTACGATTCCGACTCAAACACCAACTATGACTGATACGCCAACTCTGACTTCAACTCTGACACCTACGCCAACGGACACGGCGACGCCCACTCAGACTCTGACTCCGACGTCTACGTCTACATCGACTGATACGGCAACCGCTACCGCGACGCTTGCACCGACTAACACACCGACGCCGACCAGAACACCCACACCTACACTGATTCCTACGTCAACGCCGACTGCAACGCCCTCGCCGACAGGGACGTTTACGCCGACTCCCACGAGAACGAAGCGACCGAAGCGATGACATGCCTAACAGCAACAGTTTGGATTATTTCAAGCCATCCGGCGAGCCGCTCAGACGGCTCGATGGAGCAAGCACGCAATCTGCTGGCCCTGTGCCCGTCTTCCGCTCGGTGGGTGCATATGGGTTTGGTACAACTTCTTGCGTTGCCGCTGTCCCGACGGGTGGAGCTGCGCCACAGGCAAATGACATCTTGGTTATTGTGGTCGAGTCTACCGATTCGACGACCGCTGCCGGCACGCCCAACACCCCGTCTGGTTGGACTAAGCTGTTTGAGGAGACCCAGGGGGATGGGGCAACGGGCGTCACCACGCTCACTGTATTCGGTAAACGTGCGGGAGCCGGTGAGACGGATGTCACAATCGACGGCGTTGGCAATCATTGCAGCGCCAGTATGTACGTTGTCGAAGGGTGCATTACGACAGGCGATGCCTGGACGGTCGGAGCGGGCAACGGGGCGAATAGCGGCAATGGCACGTTGCTTGGCGTCACGACGCCATCAGACAATTGCCTCGTCCTGGCTCTATGTGGAACAACACGAGATGCCAATAGCTCTGCCACATTCTCGGCCTGGACGAACGCTAATCTCGCCAATCTCACGGAGCGGGGCGACAATACCAGAAACACTGGAGCAGGCGGTGGGCATGGCATTGCGATGGGCGAGAAAACCACAGCCGGTGATACCGGCAGCACCACTGTTACCATCTCCGTCTCGCAGCAGTGGCGCGGCGTCCAGATTGCGCTTAGGCCACCTGAAGTGACGCAGACGCAAGCGCCACGCTCGGCGCACCAGTACCGGCTGAGGAGGCGTTAGGCCGTGTGGCTCAAGCAGAACACCGCGATCACGTTTAGGATGGGGCCGTTTGTAGATTCCACAGACGGTTTCACGCCAGAGACGTTGTTAACCATCACGCAGCCCGATGTGAGGGTCAGCAAGGCAGGCGCCGCGTTCGCACAGAAGAGCGACACAGGCGGCGCCACGCATGACGAGAACGGTTGGTATTCTATACCGCTCAATGCGACTGACACAAATACATTGGGGCTGTTCAGCGTGGCGATCTACGAGGTGGGCGCGCTTCCTGTATGGCGGGATTTCATGGTCGTGCCCGCGAATGTTTATGACTCACTCGTTGGTGGAAGCGACGCGCTACAAGTGCACACTAATGAGATTACGAACGACCTTATCACTGCTGCTGCTATCGCCAATGGTGCCATTGATGCTGCCACGTTCGCGGCTGGCGCGATCGACGCCGCTGCCATTGCGACAGATGCTATCGGCGCAGCCGAACTCGCCGCTGATGCTATCGCGGAGATCGCAGACGCGATGTGGGACGAGGCGCGCAGTGGACATGTCGCAGCCGGTTCATTTGGTGAGGGCGTCGCATCTGTTCAGGGTAACGTCACCGGTTCGGTTGCTTCTGTATCCGGTGGTGTGGGTGGGAGTGTGTCTGGATCGGTTGTTGGATCGGTCGGATCAGTTGACACTGGTGGAATCACCGCTGCGTCTATCGCCACAGGAGCATTCGATGCAGATGCACTGGCTGATGATGCTGCTGCAGAAATCGCTGATAAGGTTCTGGGTCGAAACATCGCGGGCGGCTCGGATACGGGCCGCACAGTCAAGCAAGCGTTGCGGATCCTCAGGAATCGCCGGGCTATTGCCGCTGGGACTTTGACCGTCTATCAAGAGGACGACTCGACGCCGGACTGGACGGCTGCCGTGACTACTGCGGCGGGTAATCCAGTCAACTCGGTTGATCCGGCATGATGTAGATTATGAGATAGCACACGCGGCCTGGCCCTCGCTCGTCATCATGACGAGTGCCCCTACGGGAGTCTGGGTTTGGCATGGAGACTTGGGCTATGGTGTCTCAGCACCGAACCTTAACAACTGTAGCACGAAGGTAGCGGAAGATGACTGCCCCTGTCGTCCGCGCCACGGCCACGCCGCATAAGTTCACGGCTACCGATACGGTCACCATCACGAAGCCATCTGGCACAGTGGATGGCGATCTGCTCGTATTCGTCCTGGAGTCGGCTGAGGCGGCGACGGATGTCAGCACCTGGCCGGACGGGAGCTGGGTTCCGGGCCATCGCACAACAGGCAGTGGTCAATGCGGGCTGATCGGCTATAAATTGGTCGCTTCGAGCGAGCCGAGTTCGTGGACGTTCACGCTAAACGGGGCTCGCAACGGCATTGCCACCGTAGTTGTTATAGATGGCTCTACGACAGCCAACACTCTGTCCGGCACTGAAGCCGGTCAGCAAACAGCCAATGGGACCTCGCACGCGACCCCCAATATCACGACGGATGTTGCCGATTGCCTGCTTCTGACGCACTACGGCTCGGACAGCGGTGGCTCACGCACTTGGACGCAGGGCAGCGACACGGAGTTGATGGACGACGAGGAGACGAGCCTGTGGGTGAGCTTGGCGATCTTCTCCGCTGTCGCGGCGACCGCAGATACATATTCCAAGACCGGCACGTCGAGCGCGAACTGCATAGGCGATACCGGTATCATGGCGATCCGTCCCGTGTCGGGGACACAGGTAAGCGACAACCAGACCGCGTATCTCAAGGGACGTGACACTGCCAGCGATAATCAGCCCGCCTATACAAAGGGACGGGATGTATCTAGCGACAACCAACCGGCTTATCTCCGGGGCCGAGCTGCTGCCAGCGATAATCAGTCCGCGTACCTCAAAGGCCGGGACGCGGCGAGTGACTCACAGCCCGCCTACCTGTTCGGCGTCGAGGCGGCAAGTGACAGTCAGACAGCTTATTTGCGAGGTGAGGCACCTGCCAGCGACAATCAGGCGGCATACACGCGGGGGCGCGATACTGCAAGCGACAACCAGATCGCTTATCTCAGGGGCCGCGACTCCGCAGTCGATAGCCAGCCCGCTTACGCGAGGGGCAAAGATACTGCTGTCGATAATCAGCACGCGTACGTCAACGGTCAGGCTGCTGCGAGTGACAATCAGACCGCTTATCTGAACGCAGTATCGGCAGGCACTCCGGCTAGTAGCGGGCAGATCGCATATCTAAGGGGGCAGGATACTGCCACTGACGGTCAACCTGCTTATCTCAGAGGGGTAGCCTCTGCCGAAGACTCGCAACTAGCCTACTTGTCAGGTGCAGCCTCAACAGCCGACAGCCAGGCTGCTTACCTGAGAAGTGAGGCCCAGGCGAGCGATTCGCAATTATCGTATCTGGTTGGATCGGAAGTTGCAAGTGATAGCCAGCCTGCCTACCTCGAAGCCCAAGCGACAGCTAGCGACAATCAACCTGCCTATCTGTCTGGGCCAGTCGAGGACGCGGGTGCGCTCGATGCGATTGATGGATCGCTGTTCTGGTCAACGACAGGTGCAGTCGAGGCAAGCGATGGCCAGCCCGCTTACCTGAGAGGGCAGGATACCGCCAGTGGCTCTCAAGCAGCTTACCTGAGTGGCCTGGCAGTCACCAGCGACGCGCAACCGGCCTATCTCAGCGGTTCAGACACGGCGACGGATTCGCAGCCCGCTCACCTGCGCGGGCAAGATGTAGCAGTAGGTTCTCAGCCGGCTTACCTATCCGGTGTAACGGGCGCAGTTGGATCGCAGGTAGTCTATCTGCGAGGGGAAGATGCCGCCGCAGATTCGCAATCGGCCTATCTCGTTGGGAGTGATGTTGCATCTGATGCACAGATCGCGTATGCCCGTGGACAAGATGCAGCAACGAGCGCACAACCAGCCTATCTCGCTGGACGCGACACGGCGGTCGATTCGCAATCGGCGTACCTGCGAGGCTCAGCGGCAGCGAGCGACTCGCAGCCGGCCTATCTCTCTGGCGCGTCAGGCGGAACCGAGACCAGCGATAACCAGCCCGCTTATCTTGCTGGCACGGCGACGGCGGCTGATTCGCAACCCGCATATTTATGGAGTGGTCAGGCTGTAAGCGATTCACAATCTGCATACCTCAATGGCGTGCAACCTCTTGGCCGCTCGAGGGACTGGCGTCGTGTTAAGGCGCAGCGAAAACAGAAGGAAGAAGAAGAAATTATCATCATCGAATCCTAGAAGGAAATGCTATGCCCGATTCCCCACGTCCCGGCACTAAGACCGACTACATTCGGCGCATCGACGACCTGGTGAACCAGGTCAAGCGCATGGAGGATGAGGCGGCGCGCCGGGCGGCCCGGTTGTTGCTGGAAGCCCAGCGCGAGATTACGCAGCGCGTGATCACGGCCGAAGGCTGGCGGCTGGAGAATTTGCAATCGCTCCAGCGGCAGGTCAACGACATCCTGGCTCGCTTCGAGCGGGAATACACTGCCGCGCTATCGGGCATCCAGGTGGACGCTTACCAGCTCGGCGCCGAATCGGTTGACGATCCCCTGCGCGTCAGCGGCGTGACGCTGGCGCCGGCGCGCCTGAATCCAGCCGTGATTTCAGTCCTGCAGGGCTTCTCTGCCGACCTGATCCGCAACGTCTCGGCAGAAACGCGTGCGGCAGTGAATGCGACGATCGCTCAATCGCTTCTCGGCCTGCAATCGCCGTTCGAGGCGCAGAAACGCATCACGCAGATCATCGGCGCGCACGACCGGCTCGGCGAGTTGACCGGCATCAGCGCGCGGGCGGAATCTCAATTCCGAACCGAGACCGGGCGGGTCTACTCGATTGCGACACAGGCCCGGCAGGAACAGGTCGCGGAGTTGGTGCCGGACTTAATGAAGGCATGGGTTGCGACGGGCGATACACGCACGCGCAGCGGGCACTTGGACGCGCACGGACAGACGGTGAAAGTAGACGAGTTCTTCGAGGTTGCGCCCTACCGGGGCGCGCCAAAGGAACGGCTGAAGTTTCCGCGTGATCCACGGGGCAGTGCGGCCAATACGATCAATTGCCGCTGCCGGCCCGTGACCTGGCGCGCCGGCTACGGCGAAATCTTGCCGCGTACAACAGCGCGAGTCGAGAAGGAACGCGAGAGGCGGGCGAATGAATTTGCGTGGACGACCTAAACCAAAGCCGTCACTGTATGCGCATGGCGGCACGGCGACCCGTGCCAATGGCCGCCTTCGACAGCCGCATTTTCAACATGATATTCCGCCAAGGGTGGCAAAACTCATGATCGATTACGCGCGGGAGATTGTGCGCATGTCGCCGGCGCGGTACGAATTGCATATGCGCTCAATAGAGTCCATTATCATGCATTCCCAGGACAAAAGACAACATGGAATCTCTGCGAAAACAACTGATTGAAGCTGGTGTCTGGTCGGCTACCGATGCGCGCGATCCGTCAGTCGATTTACTTGCGGCTTACGAATTGCGCGATTACATCGTCAAACACCATCTCGCAGGCGATTACGAGCGCGCATTGCTGGACATATTGGAAGAAGTCAACGGCTTTCAGACCACCATGTTTGATCTTGTCTTTGCTGCACCATTCCATCGCTGTAAGGCGCTTTTGCGCGTAGTTCTGGTGGGGGACTTGACATTTGGACAAATCTGAGTAAGATATTCATAATCGAATAGGCTAAAGTCCCTTCAATCGCGCCCGAATGGGCGAGGAGCCAAACAAAAGGATTTCTAGGGCGACCAGGCTGAATAGCTTGGCCGCCCTTTTTATTGCTTTACAACGGGCGAC